CTCTTTTTCTCACACACTAATCTGATAATATCTTTGATTCATTTCCTTGATAAAATAATAAAAACTTACTCTAATATCACTTAAATGTTGCAAATCAATATTCTTGCAATCTTTAATAGCTTTCATTACATTCTTCTTATCAACAATTCCTGTCTCATTCAAATTGTCTTTAATCTCATAATAAAAACTATCCAAATCACCTGGAAGATATCTCCCACTAATCTCAATCACTTCTTCAACCAAAAACTTTAAATCAACAGTTGTTTTCATTATTCTAACCTTTCCTAACACTATTATATTACCATACTTGCATATAAATAATCAAGAAAAAACCCCACCTTTTTTTGATGGGGTTTTATTGTCACTGTTTAAAACTTGCACTCTAATACTTTAAGAATAGCGTCAGCAATATTCTCATCAGTTATTTTGCAAGCTTCTAAATATCTCCAATCAACATAAGGAAATAACTGATTGTCAACTTTCATCATTGTTGACCATACTTGCTTATTTCTTTCAATTAACTCTTCATACATTTCTTCTGTTAAACCATATTGTTTTAACGCCGCAAGCATAAATTGAACTTGCAAATTGTTTAACTTTGTCTTCTTGCAAAAAGCCTGAGTAATCATAATATTGACTGCTTTTGACTTGCACACTTGAAAAACTTCTTCGCTGTCTTGCCACTCCGGAAAATACTTATCCAGAATAGAACCCAACAACCTAGCTTGTCTTAACACTGCACTACTTGGTTTTTTCATATCTATCTAAACCTTTCACTTAACCTTCCAACACAGATATATTACCATACAGTTATATAGACTTGCAATGCCCCTGTGGAATATTTTTGTGGACTTGCTTTAAACTTGCACTTGGACTTGTTTACTCTAATATTTTCACACACTTTTTTGCATTAGTTGGTTGTTGCATATTCACTTATTTTTTTGGATAATTTTGAATAGAATTAAAAAATAATAACTCATAAGAATATTAGTGGGGAAAAGGGGTCCGTAGGAAAATGATAATTGTGGAGAATTGTGCAAAAACACTTACCTTCTTTAAAAAAGAATTCTCAAATTTTTCCAGGTGAACAAATGTTTGCCTACGTTTTTTTCACCTGTTTTGATGCAATTTTTCACCGTTTTAAAACAATTTCTCCACCTTTTTGTCTCGCTTTTGTCTCGCATTGTTTTGAGGGTTGTTTTTTAAAATTATCACCACACATTCCCTAGCAACATTATAGGAAAACATTATCACACGCCCTTAATTTTGGCAACCTATAAAAACAACACAGGCAAAAACTCTATGAATATTTTGAATATTTTGAGTTTTTATGATACACTAGACATATGACACTAAAACGTAATATTGTAGGGATAATTTTAAAGATAAACAGTTGCCAAAAAATAAGGGCAATTATCTCTTAAGTTTTTTCTCTTTAGTGTTGCAATATAACCGAGACAGTGATAATATACATATGTTGGTAGGGAAAAGGAATAAGACGATGAAGTGGAATATGAAGGTTGGTACGGTTAGAGTTCACGGTACAGACGAAGTACTGATTCAATTGCTAGAGGCGTTAACTACTGAGGGAAAAGAAGCGAAGAAGATAAATTCATATGTGGAATTTGTTTTGTCTAAGGAAGAATATGCTGACGAGGAAGGGTTTGAACAATTCTCCGACGATACTTCTAATGTTGATGGTGTAATTGCTGTTGAGATATATCACGGTGTCAAATATAATCAGGTCTATATTGATACTACTTACGATATGTCTGGTGATAATTTTGACAAGGCGATGAAATATTTAAAAGACAATAGTATGGAAAAGGAATATTTTAAGTTTGTTAATTCTCCAGAGTACAAGAAGGCACAACAATTGAAAAAGATTACTGCATATGAGAAGAAGTTAAATGTTTACAAAGAACGGCTAATGGCTGTTTAAGAATAAAATGGGTTATATTGTTCTTGACAATATAACCTATGTGGTGATAGAATACATATGTTGGAAGGGAGAATAGAAAAATGTTTATCGTTAAGTTTTTTGTTGAGTTGGGAAATATTTATCGCCTAGCACTGTCCCTGTAAGATAATGCAAATGAAATATAAACTAGACACCCTTTAGGTGTCTAGTTTATATTAGTTGTTATGATGGGGATGGTTTTTAATTTTTTGTAACACTTGCTTTGATGTTTTTAGGATGGGCACTACTCTCGATAAACCAGACCAAATTTTCCACAATCAAAACAAATCCTCAACTTTTAAAACACAATCAAAACAAATCATCACCTTGTTTTACTTTTAAGAATAACCGTCCCATAGCCTTTAAAAAATTCCACAAATTTTCAAAAAGGTCAAAACAAATAATATAACGAATATGTGTATAATAATAGTTGAGGTGAAGGATAATGGATAGATTTTGGAAGAAGGTTAAAAAGATTCCTAATGGTTGTTGGCAGTGGATGGCTAGTGTTCGTAATTCTGATGGTTATGGTCAGTTCAATTTGTCTAAGGGCAAAGTTGTTTACAGTCATCGTTATGCATATGAGTTATTAGTTGGTCCTATAGAGAGTGGAAAAGTTATTGACCATTTGTGTAGAAATCGTGCTTGTTGTAATCCTAGTCATATGGAAATAGTTGAAGTAAGAGTAAATGTTCAGCGTGGAGTTAGTAGTCCTTTAGATATTGATAAGGTATTAGAGATTAAGAGATTGCACAGTCAGGGTAAAACTAAAGCAGAGATAGGTAAAATGTTTGGTGTTAGTAGAGTGTGTATTGATTTTATAGTAAAGGGAAAAAGGTGGAGTAATGTTTAAAAAGAAAACATCTGTAAAGGATATGGAAAGCCTTGGGTTTTTTGACATTTATCTTCAAAGGATAGATGACAAGGATTATTGTGAGGCTGTGATTAATGTTAAGGTAGGAAGAAAGTTATTACCATTAAAGTTAGTAACATTTTTGCCTCGTACTTATGATATTCTTTTAGCTCGCAGTAAGGTATTTAACAGTATCATTGACCAGTACGAAACTTTTAAAACATTATCATTAGAAGATAAGAAAGAATATTTAAAGTTGGATGAGAAAGAAATAGATGCATAATTTTATGGCGTTTTTAGAGCCATCTTTAAGTTTTTGTAATGTTTGTAACTCTGACAAAAAGACCTATGTAGTTTATGACTATTATGACCAGTTGTATGGGCATTGGTGTAAAGAATGTTGGATGAGTAAAGTGCAAAAAGATTTAAAGATTGGTAATATCTTAAGTAGTTATTGTGGTAGTGATTTGCCTCCACCAGTTGATAAGACAGGTTTTTAATGTTAACAGAATTATTGCTATTATTTTTTGCCTTATTTAATTTGTATCTCTTGTGGCGTATTGATAAAATAGAGAAAGAGAAAACAAGTTATCAAGATATTAAAAACATATTTGAAAAGATATGTTTTGATTTAGGAATAAGTGATGATGATGACTAGAGTAAATGATTGTATTAGTAAATGTGTTTTTATGCTTTTGGAAGATAATGATAAACTTCGTAAAGAATTACAAGAAGAAAAAGAAGCTCATATAGAAACAAAGAACAGAGTTATTTTTTCCACACATATTCTTAATGGTAACAGGCCAGAAGCAACAAGAGAGTTTACTAATGAGTATGATAAACAAATCAAAAATCTTATAGGCGAGAATGGTAAGCTTATGAGAGAGATTGAAGATTATAAGAAGTCTATTAATGCTTGGAAAATGAAATGTGGATAGTAGTAAATAATGGTATGGTATAATATTATCGTTTACTAATCATAATCAGATTCCTTTTCATACAAAAAAGCCACTTAGAAATAGGTGGTTTTTTTGTGTTTAATGCCTATATCTCCAAAGTTATAATGTTTTTTAAGTGCTTATATATCGTAAAATAATTAAGATATAGTCTTGTGAGGACAGTTATGAAGGCAGAAAACTTAAGCAATTTGAAAGTATTTTTTGGTGGTGAGTTAAAAGCCACTGGAAAAGGTGTTGTTGAGGGCTATCTAATTCGTTTTGGAAGCAGCAACGATACAGACCTAGAAAATGATTACTTTACCAAATCAACAGATTATGGTATTGAGTTTTCTGACTCTACTCCACATAAGATTGGTTTATATTACAACCACGGAATGGATAAGGTTGTGCGTACCAAAAAGATTGGATATGCAGAAATGAAAATGGACGATATGGGTATTTGGCTTCGTGGTCAACTTAATATGGCAGATGAATATAGCAAGATGATTTATGAGATGGCAAAGCAGGGAAAGATTGGTTTAAGTAGTGGAGCTGCAAGTCATATGGTTGAGAGAGAAAAGATGGGCAAAGCTTATGAGATTAAGAGATGGGCTTTGGCTGAGGCTTCTTTAACTCCAACACCAGCCGAGAGTAGAAATATGGTTGCAGCTAAAAGAATGAAAGCAGATGTTGAGAGTTTAAGTGTTGGTGATTTTGTTAGTTGGGGTACTTCTGCTAGTGATGCAATGGGTAAAGTAGTAATGGTTAAAACAGATGGAGAGGTGCAGAGTAGCATTTCAGATTATGTTTTAACAGGAACAAAAGAAGACCCAGCTTATGTTATCAAGTTAATTCAAAAAGATAGTGAGGGTAATATGGTATTAACAGAGCAAACAGTTGTTCATAGAGCTGATGCATTATCTAAAATAAGTGACCCTATCAAAAGTTGGTCTGAAAAGGGTTATATGAGAGAGGAAGAAGATAATATTTCTGAAATGGTAGAAGGCTTAACTAATATTAATGCTAGTTCTATGGAAATTGCAGATTCTATTTTTGATGGAGTAAGAGAAGATATCCTAGGTGATTCTCTTTATTGCTTATTCAAAAAGTTAAAAGAGGGTATGTTAGCTGTGGCTGAGAGTGGAACAGTAGAAGATGCTAATGCTCTTCTTGATAAGTTTCATATGATGGCACTTAGTGTATTTGATAAAAATGCAATGCCACAAGAAGTTATGATGATGGAAACAGAGAAGAGTGTTGAAAAACCATCATCAGTTAAGGATGTAGAAAGAATCTTGCGAGATGCAGGCCTTTCTCGTAGCCAAAGTAAACATTTGGCAAACTTGGTTTGGGTTCCTCAGTGTGATGTTGAGGAAATTCAAGAACCAGAAATAAAAACAATAGACATTAGCGCTGACTTGAGAAAAAGCTTACTTGAGAAGGCAAAAGTGTATTCAAATATCTGAAGTACAAAGATATAAGGAAAAAACTATGAAACTTGAAGATATCCAAGCCAAAATTGTTGAAAATGCAGTTAAGGCTACTCAAATTTTAGAGTCCGAAAGTGGAAACATTGAGGACGCACAAAAACTATTATCAGAAAATGAAGAGTTAACAGCAAAAGCAGAAGTTATGAAATCAATGTCTGCTGTTCCTGTTAAGTCAGAAGAGGTTAAAAAAATGTCAGATTATATTCCAGGTCTTGCTTCTTATAGCAACATCAAGTCTTTTTCACCTGAATCAATGGCTGAAAAGCATAAAATGGCTTTCGCTTTTGGTCAATTTGCTAAGATGGTCAAAAACAAAGATGTCAAAGCAAAAGAATGGTTAGTTGACAATGGTTTTTACACCAAAGCACAGATTGAAGGCGTAGATGCAGACGGTGGTTATCTTGTTCCTCAGATTCTTGCAAATGAGGTTATTTTCCTTCGCCAAAAGTATGGTGTTGTAAGAGCTAACGCCCGTGTAATGCCAATGAGCAGCGATAACCTCAATGTTCCTAAAAACAGTGCTTCCACAACTGCTTACTGGCCAGATGAAGCTACCAATATTACAGCTTCCCAAATCACATTTACCAATGTTCAAATTTTAGCAAAGAAACTTGCAGTTTTAACTCCAGTTTCCAGCGAATTGAATGAGGACTCATTGGCAGATATTGGTGCAATTTTAGCAGAAGATATGGCTTGGGTAATCTCTTATAATGAAGACCTAGCTTGTTTCCTCGGTGACGGTACCAGCACCTATGGTGGTATCACTGGTATCGTTCCACAGATTGCTGCTGTTAACGGTGGTGCTAACGCAGGTTGGATTTACACTGCTGCTGACGTAACTGGTGATTGGCAAAACGTTACATTGTCTGACCTTCGTAAGCTTCCAGCTGCTATTCCTACATATGCAGACACTGCAGACTGTAAGTTCTATATGCACAAGTCATTCTACTACCAAGTAGTTTGTAACTTACTTGACGATTTAGGCGGAAACGGCTTCTTCGATATTTCAAATGCAGGTGGACCAAACCCAACCTTGTTCGGATATCCAGTTGTATTTACTCAAGTTCTTACAAGTGACTCAACACCAGCTGCAGATACTGCACTTACCGTTTTTGGTAATATGCGTACTGGTGCTATTATGGGTTCAAGACGTGACCTTCGTGTACAGGTTTCTGACCAAGTCGGCTTCATCTCTGACAGCCTTTACTTCAGAGCAACAGAGCGTTTTGGCTTTAAATTTCACGATGTACCAACACAAACCGTTGCTGGTTCAATGGTTGTTCTCGTCGCCAATAACTAATCTTATTTGCAACAAAAAAAAGAGAGGAGAAATCCTCTCTTTTTTTATCTTTAACAAGTATACCGTAAAATAATATAGAGTTATATTGAGGTTTTTAGCTATGCCAATGTCACGTTTACAAGCAATTAAAAAACTATCCTGGATGGTAGCTGCGGATACCTTTCCAGAGTTAGATAGTAATGCTCTTGGTGAGTTAATTGACAGTCATATTAGATTTACTACCTGGCAACCTTCTTATCAATACAAGGTAGCTGACCAAATTGTTGCTCAAACTCCAAATGGAAGAGTTTACACTTGTATTATTGCTGGAACAAGTGGAACAGTACAACCACCATTTCCTCAAATTTGGTACAGTCAAGGTCAAAATTATCAAGATGGTGACCAATTAAACCCTGATTTTCCTCTTACTTGGATGGATGCTGGCTTTGTTCAAACAGAAATTTATGATGTAAGAGCAGCTGCAAGAGAAGGATGGATGCGCAAAGCTTCTATTGCTGCAAACTTAGCCAATACAAATGATGGAAAAATGAGCATTGATTTGCATACTATTCAGGAAAACTGCATACAAATGGCTTCTAAATATCGCAGTTTTGGTATTTTATAATGGGCGTACCTCCAACACTTTTAAAAAGACTTAGAGATGTCAATGCTGCTTATTTTTTAACTAATCAGGTTAAGATTTACAGAACAGAAGCTTGGACTGATGAATATGGTGGAACAAGGTCTGAAGAAATATTAATAGGTACATTTCCAGCACGTTTTGTCCATCAAACCTACAAAGAAGAAGGAATTGGTGGTGGTATTCAGCCAAGAGATACTTATATGTTTGTATTTAGCTATACAACTGGTGTTGAATATCAAGATAAGCTAATAATTGTTGGAGATAACCATCCAAATAGATATTTTTTGGTAACTTCTGTTGATGATACAACTAGCGAAGGTATGTTTGATTCAGCTAAATGTATAGAGAGTTACAACTAATGGAAAACATCAACTGGGCTGAAATAATAGTATTTTTCTTATCCAATGCAGTTTTACTTATTACTGGATACGTCAATATGCAAATTAAGATAAGTAATTTAGATATTAAACTTCAGAACTTTGATAAATCTATGGAAAAGTTAGTCAATAAAGTTGATACACTGGACAAACATCAACTAGAAATACACACAAATTTAACGAGATTAGAGACTCGGTTTGAGATGTTAGAAAGGGAAAATAGATAATGGCTATACCAGTTGGATATCAGTTACATTTAGACCCATTATTAGGATTAACAGGTACTGCTTGGCTTGACCAATCTATTAATGCTAATGACTATACATTTTATAGTGGTAATTATGGTTATTGGCCTGCACCTGGTGCAATATTATTTAACCGTGATACACCAGTTAATCAAGCAGCACAAAATTCAATACCTGGAACTATTCCTATTGGAACAAGTGCAATAACAATTGTTGCTTGGGTTAAAATAGCTCAAGAAGTTGTTAACTCTGACTATGTAGAAATTTTTGGTGTTAGATTTAATGCTAATGCTAGTAATTCATTATCTAGGTCAGTAATATTAAGAGTTCAGGGTCAAGATTCTGGTCCTGGTGGAGCTATTGTTTGTACTCCACAAGTTCAAAATGAAACAGGTGCTAGATATTCAGCACTTACTGGTAACTCTACATATTTTAACT